GTAGGCGCTCTGCTGACGGAACCGGGGGGCCATGCTGTTCTCCAGCGCGTACAGGTCGGCAATCGCCAGGGTGGCGGTCGCTGCCGTGTTCACGTAGGAGGTCGTTGCCAGCGTCGTGATGATGCCGTTCGCGTTCGGCGCGGTGCCGTTGCCGGTGATGAACGAGGTCGCCTCTTCGACGTCCTTCGCGTCCATCAGCAGACGGGTCATCTGGGCGCGCAGGGCGCCCCACGAAACGTCCAGCTCGATGTTGAACGGGATGAAGCCCTGGACCCGCGTGGTGCGGACCGTGGGCTGCGCCAGCGTCGGGGTGCCGTCCGAAGCCTCGGTGGCTTCCGCCACACGCGACACGGTGACGCCCTGCGTGGTCACGCCGTCCCATTCCTTGCCCGTGATCTGCTCGACTCGCGCGAGCTGACGGAGCGGGTTAATCGCGCCGTTGCTCGTGAGCAGAATCGTGGGGTCGAGCTGGAACGGCACGGCGAAGCCACCGGCCGAGTCGGTGCCCAGTGCGAGTGCACGGGACTCCTCAGTCGTCAGGCCGTTGATCGACTGCGCTGCCAGCATCTTGCCGAACGCCCGGTCGTACAGGGGCGATCCGGTCGTCAGCAGCCGGCGGGCCAGGTCGCCCCGCTCGTTGTCGACCTCGTACAGCAGTCGCTCGATGCGCTCCTGGGCGTTCTCACGCGAGAGGAGCTTGGTCGGGAAGGCCGAGATCTCCACGGCGCGCATCGCGCAGTCGCGGTACAGGCTCGGCAGCTCGTCAACGGACTTCGCGCGGGAGCGGAGGCCCTGGACGTCCCAGACGTAGGAGTAGTCCCGCTTGAAGGCGGGGCCGCTCTTGCCCTGGCGGTCCATGAAGCCTGCGCGCGCGGAGGTGTGATCCTCACCGTAGCCCGGACGGCCCTCCTCGATGCCCTCGCTCTTCTCGTCGTCGCCGGCGATCTGCTCCAGCAGCGAGCGGCGGGACTCGGCGTCCTTGATCGAACGCTCGTGCACGAGCTTCTCAGACAGCAGGTCGTCCCACTCGGACCGCGTGGCCTCGGGCAGTGCCTCGCCCGTGTACTCGCGGTCGATTTCCAGAAGCCGGTTCTTGATCTCCGCAACCCGCTCGTGGCGCTCAGAGACCGTCATCCGGTCACCCATGTTCTTGCTCCTTGTGCTCGTGCCCGTCTTGGAGTCCGGGTGCGCCTGCGGCCCGGGGCTGCGGCTTGATCCAGTGCCATTGCCGGCCTCGCGAGAGGTGGACTTACCTGCGGCTGGGTCTCTGCCAGAACTACTGGTTTCCTTTGTACCAGGCTTACTGCCTGAAAGCTGCTTCTGATGCGCTTCGAGATGCGAGCGCGCCTCGGCCTTATTCGTCAGGCCCTCGGTCTGGTCGAGCCGGCCAAGAGCGGCCGAAACCCCGGCAGCATTTGGCGGGCCGCCCGGAGTGTCGTGATGCGGGAGTGCGTGAGCTGCCTCAGTGGACGGATCTCCCGCGCGCTTGCCTGCGCAGATCGAGTTCAGCGCGGAGGCCGGGTCCGAGGATCTTGCGGCCTTTGCCATCGCAGCGGGACCATCCCAGCTCCCGTCTGCGCGCTCGGACTCCTCGCCCTCGTCGCCATCGTCGGAACGACTCGACTCGTCCTCATCATCGCCCTCGTCACCACGGGCCATGATCGAGGTGTCATCAGCCGAACCCGGGACCTTCTTCTTCTTGTTTGCCCGGTTCTTCTTCGGCTTCTTCTCGTTGGTGTCAATCGTGTCGTCGTCGTCGGGCTGGTCGTCGTTGCCAGGCTTCTTCGAGGAGCCACCGGAGTCAACCGTGTCGCTTTCCGCGCTCGACGGAGCTGGCTTCTTCGAGGAGCCACCGGAGTCGATAGTGTCGTCGCCCTCGTCGTCGTTGCCGTACTTCTTCTTGCCGGCCATGCGAATGACCTCCCTTGTTCGCACACCGACAATTGCCGCCTCAGCGAACGCCGGGATCGGTGTGGGGCCGTACTCGATCAGCGCGATTTCCTTGCGCGTGACGACTGTCAGATCGCCCCGCTCGTTCGGCATGTACTCACCGAACCGGCTGTCAGGCAGCGGGTCGGACTGGAGGAACACGCCCGTGTAGGACATGCCCTTGACCGACCCGGACCTGATGGCCTCAAAGATCCGCTGGGATGCCTCATCGGTGTTGTAGCGCGTCGAGGTCAGCAGCCCCTTGCTGTCCGCGCGCACACTCAGCACCTCGCCCAGCGGAACCGACCACATATCAGAGGGGGTTCCCAGGAGCGTCCTGCCGTGGTTGTAGAGGCAGAACACGTCCCGGCCCTGACGCGAGGCCAGGGTCTTGTCGAACGCGTGCGAGTCGTTGCGCTCCAGGTAGTGCCCGTCCTGGTCCTGGATCTCGGACTCGACGTTAAACACTGCCGCGTACGCATCGACGGTCCGGCCGTCGCCACCCTGCGCCCTGGTCCTGATGTGCATGTCCACGAGCGGGTAGGTTCGCGTCACCAGGAGCGACAGGAGGGCATCCTCGTCCACATGGACCCGGCCCTGCTCGTCCATCGTGTAGGCGCTGAGGGCTCTCTGCACGCGCCCCGGCCTCCGCTGATCGGTAACCGTCATTACGTCCCTCCGACGCCTGTTCCGCTCACACCTGCATTGCCCTTATTCGTCAAAGCCGGCTTCGGTGGCGGGAGAGCTGGCTCACCCGGCTTCTGCAACTGCACCGACAGCATGCCGCTGTGCTTCAGCAGCGACCAGTCGTTCTCGACCAGCGCCTTGACCACCGAGTCCGGCTCGAAGCCCTGCGTCACCAGGGCGCTGATCACCGTCGACTGCTGAAGCTGGATCGAGGCCAGATCAGAGGCGTCCTCGCGCATGAACGGGACGCGGGAGTCGTACCAGAGCTGCGCCCCGGCCGGCCCGCCGATGATGTGATCCAGCGCGTTCGCTGCCTCGGTCCACAGGTGAACCATGGTCCCGTCAGCGAACCTGCGGCGCGCGGAGTTGAAGTTGCCCTGGTTCAGCGAGGAGCCCTTCAGCGCTTCACTGAACCCCACCCAGGACGGCGGGACACCAGCCGCAGCGGCCAGACGGGACTCGCCCTTGCCCTGCGTGATCGCGAAGTCGAGCTGCTGGAAGTCCTTGCCGATGACCGTGACGTCCGCACCGCCACCGAGGTAGAGCGTCTTGTAGGCGTCCCAGACGCCCTTGTGCTCGTCCTCAAGCAGGGCTTTGAACTGCTTGACCCGCTCGTACTCGACGCCCGGGTCGAACTTGACCGCCATGTTCGGGGTCGCTGCGTTCTGGAAGAACCGGGCCTTGTGCTCGCTGGCCAGCGAGTCGGCCTGAAGCTCGCGGATGCACGCGCCGATCCAGGACATCCCGAGGAACTGGAAGTCGGGGTCGGGCATCGGTGCGTAGTGAGCGACCTCATCGGGCAGGAAGATCCGGGCCTTGGAGGAGCGCGGGAAGTACGCGAAGCCGGCGATCTCAACGTCGGCCGCGTCCGCTGGCCGCTCCGCATTGGTCTGCGACCCGAGGATGATCGTGACGTAGTCAGGCCGCAGCCGTGAGAGCCGGTCCGGGCGCACGCGCGCGATGTACGCGTTGCCGGCGAGGCAGTTGTCCAGCTCCATGCGCGCCAGCAGCTTCGCGGTCGACCCGTTCGGCCACGGCTTCTCCAGCAGCTTCAGCCGGGGATCGCCGAACAGCTCCCCGGGCTGCGAGCCGTTGAAGCGGGTCCACTGGAAACGGATCTGGCTGAAGGCCTGGACGCGGGCCTGCACGAGCGAGTAGATAGTCGGGTTGCCCTTATGGGCACCGACTGCCGAGCCGATGATCGCCTCTTCATCGACCGAGCCCATGGTCGACTGGACGAAGGGGTACTGAGCGCCCTGGAAGGCGAAGGAAGCAAGAGCCCATTCATCCAGGCTCAGGTCGCGACGGCGGGCCAGCCCCGAACCTGCCCGCTTAGCGGGAAGGCGTGCGTCAATCCGTTCGAGCAGGCCCACGGCTCACCCATCCCTGCTCCCAGCCGAGAGCTGCCGCTGCGAGGGTCCAGAGGAAGCCAGCCCACAGGCCGGACACGACCTTCGCGACCAGCCACCCAAGGCCGAAGAACAGGCCCCCGATGAGCAGGGCCAGGATGCGCCCGACCCGGATCTCTTCGCGGCGCCTGCTGATGGCATCCAGGCGCGAATCAAGGACTGTCATGCCGCAAGGCTACTATGGCCCCGCCTTTTAGCTGCTTAGCGCACTCTCAGATCAGGAAGAACGGATCGAGCGGCTTCTTCCGGCCGTGAGTTTCCAGGCCGAGCTTTGCCAGGGTCATTGCCCGCAGCGGCGAGATGTCGTAGCCCGATTCGGTGTCCCACATCCACAGGCTGCCCGAGGTCTCCTTCGCGCGGGCGACTTCCATGGCCTGATTCGCGGGGGCCTGGTCGCTGTGACGCAGCCGGCTGTTCTTCACGTCATGGGCGAAGTCGACACACGCCTGAGCCCACTCCTGCTGGCTGGGCAACTGCATGAGCTGCTGATTCGAATGCAGCATGAGCGGCTTGGTGCTGTCCTTCGGGATGGTGACGAACTTGATTGCCTGGGTGTCCTGCTCGCCCAGCTTGACCAGGCCGTTACGGAGCTTCTTCTCAAACGCTCCCGCAGGCGAGTTGGGCCGGATCGTCACGCATACCGGCTTGTTGCGGCGCACCAGGCCGAGCAGGAACTCCAGATACCAGTCCGTCCCCGGCAGGTACTCAACCAGCTCGACATGGGCGATCTCGTCGTCGTCGCTGCCGATGTGCGTCCAGCCGGCCATCGCGATAGCGGTCATCGAGGAGTCCGGTGCGGTCTCCACGCCGACCGCGAGATGAGAGCCCTCGTACCAGAGCGACTGCTTGTTACCCGCAAGAGTCCATTCGCCCATCGACACCGGGGCGATACCGGCCAGCGGGTCATCCCACCAGCCCATGCGCTCCCGCATGAACTCACTGACGGGAAGGGCCTGACGTTCCGCCTT